TTATCTTGATAAGTTTTCAACTAATCCTAATTATGAAAAACTAGTAGTGAGAATTATCGAAACAAAATTATAGAATGAATATATTTTATCTACATGAAGAACCAAAGACCTGTGCTGAACAGCACTTAGACAAGCATGTGGTTAAAATGCTTATCGAGTATGCTCAACTTATGTCAACTGCTCATAGAATGCTTGATGGTCAAGAGTATGTTGCTAAATCAAAGACAGGTAGAAAAGTAACTCGATACAGATTAGATAATCCTAATGAAGAGGCAACTGTCTACAAAGCTTGTCATCTAAATCACCCGAGTGCTGTATGGGTTCGTGCCAGTGCTTATAACTATCACTGGTTATATCGAATGTGGTCTCATCTACACGAAGAATTCCAAATCAGATATGGTAAAGATCATAAGTCATATGTTGTACTCAAAGAACTATTGAGAAACCCACCTAAAAATATACCCCTAAATATTCCTTTTAATCAACCAACACAAGCAATGCCAGATGATGTAAAGCACGAAGATAGTATTACTGCCTATCGAGATTATTATATCAAATACAAGAATAGTTTTGCGACATGGAAGACAAGTGTACCTGAATGGTATAGTGAGGGAATAAATGCCAACATATAATTTTAGAAACAAAAAGACAAATGAAGAATGGCAAGATTTAATGACCATTGCTGAAATGGAAAAGTTTGTCAAGAAAAAACACATTGAACTATTACCACCGACTCAAATGAATATTGTATCAGGTGTAGGATCAGTAGATAGTAAGACAGACTCTGGATGGAAAGAAGTTATGTCTAAGATTTCTGAAGCACATCCTGTCAGTCACCTTGCCGATAGATATGGTAAGAAGTCAGTAAAAGACACACAGATAGATAAGGTAATAAAAAAACACAGAGACCGTAAAACTAAAGGCGGTGGGGCGTAAGTATTATAAATAATAGTACTAATGCTATCGAGTATATCTCAACACACTCATTCTAGATAAAAAGAGTCAGATGTTGTGAGGTCAATCCGATAAGGCGTTATAGATGAGCGCTCATCAAACAGGAATATATATGGCAGACTTTGATTTTTTAGATGGTTTTGACACAGGTGGCGATTGGGGATTTTCTTCAGTTGCTGAGAAACCATCAGGAAAAGCACAATCAGACTCAGAAACAACTAAAGCAGTTGTTAAACAAACGGCTGATGGTGTAGGGAAAGCTGTATCTAAAGAAGTTCTTTCTACAATCGAAGGTAAACTAGATCGAATCTATTCAGCAATCAATTCAACTAAATCTGAAATCAAAGAAAAGAATGAAACAGAATTAGAGATTGCTAAAAAGCAAATGGATGATGAGTACGATTTAAGAAAAGACAATCTAGGTAAAGATCAGAAAGAAAAATATGCTAAGTTAGAAAAATTAATAATCCCTTTATTAATTAAGTTAGCAAAATCACCAGAAGATTACATCTATTGGCCAAATAGAGAAAGTGTAATCGAAACACAACTAAAAAAAATAGTAGAGATAACGAGAGGTTAATATGAAAGTATCTGAAAATACTTCTATTAGTATGCCCGCTAGAAATTTAATCTCTATTATAACAACTGTTATCGTAGGTGCATGGTTTGCTTTTGGCGTTATTGAAAGATTGAACTCCATAGAAACACAACTACAATTAATTGAAAAAGATATACAAGCAGCAAATGAGTTTATCGAAGGTGTGCCAAAAGGCGACATGGTCTCTCCACAGATACAAGAACTTTATATGCTTACTGAATATCTAGCAGGTGATGTAGAAAAATTAAAAGAAACAATAGAGTCTAAGATACCTAATATTGAGAAAAATGATATGACTATTCAATTTCACGAAGATCGTATCATTGATCTGGAGAACAGAAAAAATGGGGATCATTGAAACAGTTATTATACTTAGTTTATACATCTATGATGGTGGTAATAAAAATATAGAAGGTTGGTATCATCAAGACAATTTAAGTACCTGCCTTGCTGCAAAAAGATTAGCCGAACGAAATTCTGGCAATCAAGTACAATATACTTGCAGTTTAGAACAATGTATGATGACAACCGATCAAACAGGTGTTAAACATTGTGATAAGATCATTAACGAATAATCAAAACAGTAAGGAAATAATATGCAATTAAGTGATAACTTTAGTTTAAACGAATTTACAAAATCAGATACAGCAGTTAGAAAAGGTATTGACAATACACCTAATGATGTTCATTTAGAAAACATGAAAGCACTATGCGAAAATGTTTTACAAAAAGTCAGAAGTCATTTTGGTAAGTCTGTTAGAATCACAAGTGGTTATAGATCACCTGAACTATGTGAGGCGATTGGTTCAAGTTCTAGATCACAACACGCTAAAGGACAAGCAGCAGATTTTGAAATCACTGGTATTGATAACAAAGACTTGGCGATTTGGATTAGAGATAATGTAGATTTTGACCAATTGATATTAGAGTTTTATACCGAAGGCGATCCAAATAGTGGTTGGGTTCATTGCTCATATAACTCTACTAGTAATAGAAAAGAAGTTTTATCTGCTAAAAAGACCGATCAAGGCACTCACTATTCACACTCCGAACTAAAATAACTGCTTGACATTCTAGTCATATCCTGTTATAATAGCAGTTATGAATCAATTAAATAAATTTATGAAAGACAATTATAGTCTAAAGTCTTTCAAGCATAACGCCCCATCTTGGGGTGGTCCAGACTTACCCACAGAATCCATTAATGGCAAGCGATACTATGTAACCCCTAAGGGTGAGAAGTATCCTTCTATTACAACTGTCTTATCAGATAGAGGTAAAGAGGGTATTCGTAAATGGCGTGCTCATGTAGGTAATGATGTTGCAAATCAGATAATGCGATCAGCTGCAAGACGAGGTACTGCTGTGCATACATTGATAGAAAACTATCTTAACAATGAAGAACTGACAAAACAAGAAGTGTTACCTCTTGCATTGTTTACGATAATGAAAGATGAACTCGATAATGTTGATAACATTGTTTTACAAGAGGCAGCATTATATAGTGATAAGTACAAGATTGCAGGTAGAGTAGATTGTATTGCTGAATATGATGGTAAGTTATCTGTTATTGATTTTAAAACATCCACAAAAGAGAAGAAAGAAGAATGGTGTGAGAACTATTTTATTCAATGTTCTGCTTATTGTGAAATGTACGAAGAAAGATTTGGCAATCCCATTGAGCAAGTAGTGATTCTTATGGTTACAGAAGATGGTGCTGTGCAAACATTTGTGAAAGATAAGAAAGATTATTTACCTTTACTTAAAGACGCAATCGCAGACTTTACAATTTCAAACGGAGGGTAGTTCTTCTTTTGGCTCTACTGGTCTATATCTCATAGGTGTTAAAGACTCATTATCCCAGATATATGGTTGACATTCGATTCTAAAGGCAACATAATCATCTTTGTTTATAGTAGGTGGAAAGTTGTTTTCTTCTCCTAAATAATGTTCCTCTAGAGAAACAATAACTTCTTCACCTTTTTTAGATATATGATTATCGCACAATTCTTCTGACAGAAATGCCATATCGGTATGGTAAGTAAAGTATGCCTGATCCATACCTTCAAAGGTAAAGATTGCAGTAATTAAAAAGACAATTGAGAACATAAAACTATTTATAAAAAGATGAAAAAAATTAAAAGTAATCCAGTCGCAAGAGCAAATAAGAATAGACCACAAGTCATTCCTAATAAGAAGATACCTAAGCGTAGTGAATTGAAGGATAAATTGAAAAAACAATGGGAAAATATATGATTATTCCTGGTTTAAACCTTGACAATCTAGACAAAAGGTGTTATAATAGTAGTATGGAAAATATAGTTACACCAAATAAGTTTGCTTTATTAATAGAGAATATTGTTAAAGAGAAAAGAATAAGTTATATGGACGCTATACTGTCCTATTGCGATAAGACTGGTCTCGACCCTGCTACAATACGATCACTTATTAATAAAACATTAAAAGAAAAAATTGCATATGAAGCTCAGGGACTGAATATGTTAAAAGAGAAAACGGCAAAGTTGCCAATATAAGGAGAAAGATATGGGAATTTATAAATTCTTTAATAACATTCTAGAAAAATTGATTGCACCAGGAGAACCAGTACAAGTTCTCACAAAATCAGTACTAGAATTAACTGACCCAATTACTAGAACTGATCTTAAACATAAGACAAAAAAAGAACTAGAGATAATTGGTAGAAATCTAGGTATCGAAGTAGATAGAAGATTAAAAAAAGATAAACTGATAGCACAAATTAAGAAACAAATCAGAACTGTATAGTAGGTAGAATAAATGGAAGGTATATATGTTTGGGTTATAACTGCTATGCTATCTTATGGTAGTGCTGGCGTTATTGCATATGATAAAGAGGTTACAGAACTAATTTTTGAAGATGATGGTGACTGTCATCAATATATTTTCGATCAGAAAGTTTTACTTGCAGATGATTTACTTGCTGAATATAGAGTAGTAGATGGTGAAAATCTTACAGGTTTTGATTTTCTATGTGAAACAAGGTTTATACAAACAGAAGAAGTTTAATGAATGGTTTTGAAGTTTATAAAATCTACTTGGCTGTCAAACTTCACTTCACAAGCAAAAACCAATCTTATGACTTCCATAAACACA